ACCTTCCTCCTCTATAGTCTTTGACTGTTTTGTATACTGACGATAAGCCTCAAATTCTTCTTTCTCTTCTGGAGATAAGCCCATACCACTTGACTCAAGCGGAAGCTTATATTTATCTTTCTGAGAATTGAAGTGTTTCTTAGCCTCGGCAATAGCTTTCTTTCTTGCAATCTTTACATGCTTAATCTTTGACTCATCATCTAGGTCCTCATCGTAGGTGTAATCCTCCATCAAGACTTCAATGTCCTCATCGTCTAGATTCTGCTGTGTATCTGCAAGGTACTCTTTAAGAAGTTGATTCTGGTCCATAGCATCGTAATCCTTCCTAAGCTTTAGGAAATCATCAAAGCCTCTACCAGTCTCCTTCTTGTAATTTAAATAAGCTGAAACATCCTCAGGCAATTCTTCATTAGCCTGTCTCTGATCCATCAACTCATCGAATGAATTGATTTGCTTATTGTATCTTTTTCCAATATATGAAAGAACTTTTTCTTCAGATAACTCCTCCTCTTGAGGAGCACTGTCTTCAACTGCATTGTCAATACTAGAAGTATCCAACTCAACTTCACCGTTAATCTCCCTTTCATGTTTTTCAAGTAGTTCTCTTTCTACTTCTTGTACACTCTTGGGCTCAATCCCATCTAGTGATCTTACTTTGATTTCCATTTAATTAGATTTTATGTTACAAATATATATTTTTTTTTAACGTGGCTCAAACTCTGCCATATCAAACCCATCAAGCGTGTCCTCGTTAGACTCAAAGCTTAATGGAGGTAAGTTATTCTTCCTCTGATTAATCAACTTAGACTGCTCAGAATTCTGCTGACTGATACGTTTGGCCTTAGAGTCCTCCTTCATCATATCTCTATCAGCAAGTGCGGTCTCCTTGACACCAGCAATCTGCATCTGATAGTTAAACTCTTCAGCCATCAACATTCTCTTAAGCTCTGCCTCTGCCTTTAGCTTCTCAATATCGAACGCCACCTCTGCCTGCTTAATCTGCATCTTAGATTGGGTATCCAACTGGAGCTGTTGCATAGCTACCTGAGCAGCAAACTCTTGAGACTGCATCTGCTGCTGAGCCATCATGTCCTGCTTCTGCATCATCATCTTCTCTTCTCTCTCCTGCTTCTTAACTCTCTTCATCTTAAGTAGCTGGTTGGCAAGCTTAAGATTCTTTAGTTCTCTGATGTCAATAGCATCCTCAAGATTGATGTCACCCTTAGACAATGCCATCTGTACGTTAGCCTCTAGCTGTGCTCTCTGCTCCTCGTCTGGGGATATCTCAATAAAGATACCAAAGTCATAGATGTATAAATCCTTGATGTCATTCAAGATGGACACATTGTACTTGCCAATCTTATTTGCAAAATCATCCTTAAAGTCAGCGTACTGAAGTATATCAGCAACACGATACGTAAGTGCCTCAGCAAGAGACCTATAGATAAATAGACCACTCTCAAGGATGTGTCTAGTGGCTGTGTTTGAGTTAAGAGCTGCAAGCTTCTGTACACCAACCAATGCATTAGGGTCAGGGTTAGATCCATCTCTAGCCTCATTGAGACCAGTCACAGAACGAATCATGTCTAGATAGTGATTGTAGTTAGCAATCAACATCTGAGTCTTAGCAGCACCTGAGTTAGATGTAAGCTGCGTAATAGGAACTCGTGCATTGTTGAACTCACCATCCTGAGTATAGCTTCGACCAATAACACTACCTGTCTGGAAGTATAGTCTCAACGCATCCTCCGGGTTGTAAGCAGCACCTGTTCCCAAGTCAACCTCATTCAATCCATCTGCATCAATGAACACACCATCTGGTACAGTACGTGCAATGACCTGCTGTAGCTTCAAGTGAGTCAACTGAATCAAGTCAGCGAAAGGTATCATCCTTCTCACCAACGACTCAATGGCACCCTTGTACATGCGTGGTGCTACCGCTACATAGTTTGGTATAGCATGCTGAGATGAAGACTTTGGTCTAACCATGTTCTCGGACATCTCCCACTTCAATAAGAAGTTAGTGCCCATCACCATCACACCATCATACCAAACGTCAATTGTCTTCTCTAGCTTCTCAAATTTCCCATCCTCCATCATCTCTACAGGAGGATTGAACTTATCGTCCTTCTCTATAATACGTGTCCCACCACCCTCAAGAATCTTCTTCTTGTAGACCATCTTCTTGGTGGTCTTGTAGTTAAAGTAAAGTAGGGTACAGGTGTCTCTATAGAACAAGCTATTCTCGTAGAACCTAGCAACATTATAATAGTCGTACCAGCTCTGAGAGTATTTAGATATCTCATCCATCTGCTCACGTGTAAGCGTAGGGTCAATCTTTAGTAGCTCTGTCATAGGAAGAGTCTTTATCTCTCCCCAATAGAAGCAGTCTTGAAAGAATGGGTCCTCAGTGTAGCTGTACACAACATTAGCAGGGTCAACATAGGACACCTCAACACCAGACCCTAGTAGGAACTGATGCTTAGCCATGCCTACACCAATTACTGCAAGGTCATAGTCAATACGCTTGCGTGTATCCTGGTAGTGGTTCTCATCAAAAATTGTATTGATAGCCTCCTCTTCAGCTATCTCAATGGCAGGCTTATACTTAAGCTGCATGTATAGTGATAGCTCCTCATCAGTCTGAGGTAGCTCCTCTGGATTCGTAACAAATGGGTCAACTCCAGTCTCCTGCTGTATCTTAGAAAGAAGATCCTTAGCAAGCATCTGGCTCTCAATCATGTCTTGATACTTACTACGCTTGGCCTGAGACATCGCATCCTGTGCGTATGCCTTAACCTTAAAGAGTCTGTCATTCATGCCGTTAACGACAATGTCAACAAACTTTGGTAGGATAGGTACAGGAGTCCAGTCTAGATTCAAGTAAGACAAGTCACCATCAATCGCTAACTCATTCTTATATTTCTGAATGGACTGCTCACCACGTGCGTATAAACGCAAGCGATGAAACTCAGCCCACTGATTATAATATCTACATTGACTTCCATCTTTGCGAAACCATTCGTACTGTATGGCTTGACCAACCTGAAGACCAAACTCAGGCGTAGCTTTCTCAGCATCAGAAACAAACTGGCTTGGAAATGCTGTTGAAGATATATTGACTACGACATCTTTCATCTAATAATTTGACTTTGATTTCCAGTGTTAGCGTACTTCGCGAAATTAACACTAATTTTCGACTCTTTTTTATCTGGTAAATATACATGTTTTTGATTTGCCATTATAGCTAATCCAGAACTGATTGATGCATCGTGCTTTGTTCGATCATTAATATCAAACTTAGCCCAGTCCTCAAGCGTTCTAATGAATGGCATGGTGCCTATCTCATCCGCTGGTCGGTAGGTAGATGTCATATCAAACCCAATGAACTTTTCAATGTACGACTCAATTGCAGAGGCGTGGGCCTGCTTAACTTCTTCACTTGAGTTAGGTATACCCCCCAGCTCACGCTCTGTCTTACTGAGCTTATTTAGTACCCTGTCAGGCCTGTTCAATGAGAACGCTCTGTAGCCCCTGTTCTTAAAGTGGTACAGTATACGTGCCTTGTTGTTCTCTGCAAGCACTGGCATCCCATAGAATATACATGCCATCAGCACATCCTCAAAGAATATCTCAGCAGTCTGTGGTCTAGCAATGTACTCTAAGAAGAACTGGTTAGCAGGAGCATCGTCCATGTGGTACTTAGTCATACCATGCAGTGCACCATTAGATCCTCTCCCACCTACTACAGCAGAGATATCGTATGGGTCACAGCCAAATGAGCCAAGGTGTTCATTGCCAGGGTACTTCATTCCGTTCCTAGTAATCACATTGTTCTGCATATTAGTAGGAGGGACCCAGCTAATTAAGAACCTACCACGCTGGTCAGGTGTCCATATCACCTTAGTGTCCTTCTCACCATCCTTCCAATGGAACCCACCACGTGTAACCAGCTGCCCCTGAATCATAGAGTCATTGTAGTCTATCTGCTGATATATCTTGGTCAAGTTAAAGATAGATGACTTACTCTCGTCCCTGAACGCATGGCTCTCCGTGCGAGGGAACTGGCGATAGAACTCGTTAAGTGCATCGGCATCATTCTTCAATGAGTCCACCTCAGCCTCCCAGTAGTCTATAGCCCCGTTACGAATCATCTGGTTGTCAACACCCAGGATAGGAGCAGCAGGCTTTCTAAGTACAGGCATACCGTACCTATCAATGAATCCCTCCATGTTCCACTCCATAGGTATAAATAGAGAGTATAGTCCACTCTTAGTCTGTCCATTCGCATTCCTATTTAATACATTTGAATCCTCGTATAGCTTCTTGTAGTTGTCTCCACCCTTGCTCAACGCATTCGATGTAGATCCCATCATGCACTTTCCAATAATCTTACTACCCACCCTGAGACAGGTCTTTGTTACTCTCCAGTTGTTGAGGATATTGTTTGGCTTAGTCCACTTAGCACTCTCATCATGTGCCAAGAATAGTAGCTTCTCACCATCGTAAGAGTTCTCCTCAGTGTTCTTCCAGTCAATGGTGGTATCAAGGCCAAGCACATCGTTGTCTCCAACAGTGGACATGTTCTTCTTAGTAATCTTAGATGCTGGTACCCGGTACGCAAGCTCTGTCTTTGGCTTGTCCATACCATCCATGATAGGTCTGAAGAAGAATGGTAGCCTGCTATTAATAGGTACCACCTTGTCAGTGAACATCTTCTTAGCATCAGCACCTGTCTTTGATAGTATACCAACACGAGAGTCACGAGCAAGAGTAGCTATGTTAACGCACTCTGATGATGACATGAACGAGAACCCTGAACGTCTAATCTTTAGATAGATCATACCAAATGCCCTAGAGTCTGCTCTGCATGCCTCCCAGAAGATAAAGAATATACGGTTGGCCTCACGGTAGTCTGCGTATCCTACGTCAATGCTAGACCACTGCAAGTACATGTAGTGAGATCCTGTGATGTACGTAGGCTCACCATCATTCATGAACCACATGCCATCCTCACGCCTATTAAACTCTGCCTCAATGTAGTCTACCCACCTGTCCTTAAACTCAGCAGGCATCTCATTCCAGTGGAAGATTGACTGTATCTTTGATAGATCCTTAGGTAAGTCTTGTCTCTCCCAGTACTGATCCCTAACGCTCTTGCTCCTTGAGAAGCATTCTTTAGGTGCCTTAGGCAAGGCAATATATAGCCCTGAGATATTTATGATATCACCTATCTCTCCGGTCCTAGATATAACGACCATGTCGTACTGCTCATTGTAACCGTACAGCCATGTCCTTCCGCTGTTCTTCTTACTAAGAGCATTCTGAGGAACGTAGTCCTTAACGATTCGATATAGACCTTCGCTCTGCAAATCCTTGTTTGGTTTCTGTTCTGTTAACTCCCTTATCCAACATCTCAAGAGCTTCACGCTCAGCCTCTATCCTATTGAGAATCTCAAACGCATCAAAGATGGCTAACTTCTTTGTAGCTGCGGCATTCTTTAATCTGTCGGCAGACAACTCATCCTCATCATCGTGCTTGATGATTGCCTCCTTGGCCACCATGATAAGCTGCTCTACAGCCTGGTGCCCTGCCTCAATTATCTTTAGCTTTATCTCTCTCATAGCTTGATGGTTATCTGGTGGTCATACATCCTGTACAGCTTCTCTCCATCCACATCAAACTCATACTCACTGTCAGGCTTAAAGCAGACCTTGTCACCTGCCATTACACCTTGCGATATGAGGTACTCGTTAGGGTACACCATCTCACCCATGAGTGGCTCGTGAGTGAATGGCTTCTTAATATACGAATCAATTGCTGCTATAGGTTTAACAAAGCAGTACCTGTCATAAGTGTTCCATGTATCGCCCCTGCGGTATAGGTAGAACTGATCAGGCTCAATGAAGAACTTATCGTCTCTAAAAAATGCACGACCGCTCTTACGTCTACCCCTAATGTCGTTGTAGAACTTGAAGGCATTGTGGTGTACTAGTAGTATATCACCTACCTGAATAGGACCATCGTATCCGTAGGGCACCTCAATCACCTCACCATATCTATTGGAGAACCTGTGGTCTTCCTCTGATGTGTTGACAATGAACTCAATGCCACCAATATCCTTGGTGTTATTGTACCGCTCACCCTTCACAGGTGTTACGATAAAATCAAATGGGGACTGCATTAGTAATTTATATTGTATTCAATAGCAACAGGCATGGTGTAGTTAAACTCCTTCCAGAGAACTACCTCCTGCTTCTCGTTGATAATATAAATCCTAATTGATCCTGTGTCTATGGCGAACTTGATGAGATGAATCTCATGGCTGTCACCAAGGACCTTCTGCCCCACAATGTAATGCATTGAGCTGCCCTTGTAATCTGGGCCTACCGATATCTTTCTTATGTCCATTAGATTTGATTTAATTCAATTTACTACCAAACAATCCCGGCAGTATCAGTTCCTGTAATTCTGTATATGTTTCCTGCCACCAATCCACCTGCCTTTGCAGCTGTGTTGTTAGCGTAGACAGGGACAGATGGTAGAGGCATTGATAGAATGCTTCCGATAGTATAGTTCTTAGTGATGTTGCTGTCCTGAGCATCAGTACCGATTAACTTATCGGTGTAGGATAGGGTAGCATCTGTAGAGTATGAGCTTATTTTTGCCATGATTATTCTTCAGTTACAGGTTCAGGAGATGGTGGGATATAGTCACCAGTGATGGTTAGGTTTAGCTGTTCTGCTACCCAGTCCCATGCGTAGGAGTCCACTTCCCATTGAGTGTATGCTTCACCAGTCATGCTCAAGTTTCCTTGTGCCACTTGTTGAGATACATTACCCTCAGCTGTTTGAGAAAGTAGTTGATAATAGAATGTCGCACTTGTTCCTAGTGTAACATTTACAGCGTAAGCGTTTAAGATAGTTGCCTCTACTGTTTGTCCGTTGTCCCAGATTGAGACTGGAGAAATTGTTTTCATGCGTTTTTAAGTTTATCTATTTGTTGTTGTTGTTCTTGTATTGCTTTAATTAATAATGAAATCATATTGCTATAAGATAATGCATCTGGCGTACCATCTTCAGCATATTGAACGAATTCAGTTAAGCCTAATTCTTCAATTTCTTCAGCTATTAAACCTGCAAATGTTAAATCCTTTTCTCTTTCATTAATGCTTTTATAATAAACAGGTCTTATTTGCATAACTTCTGCTAAACCTTTATCATAATTTACTATATCGGTTTTATACTTTAAAGAAGAAGTAGAACGGTACAATGTACCATCTGCTCCTACTACCATATTTGCAGCATTACCCGATGTTAAATTATATGGAGATGAAGCCCTGCTACCAGTATTCATATATCCATCACTTCTTACATAAAATAAATCTTGAACACTTGAATTAGCAATTGAAAAAGCAAAACTTGATGAATCAGATGTGGCACTTGTAATTTGCAATTTTATACCAGAATATCCTGTACTTCCTATTCCCACATTCCCCCCCGAAGTGATTTCCATTCTATTCTGATTTCCCGTCCTAAATCTCATAGGCTTAGAATCAAATGCATCAATTACAAAAATTCCTGAACTCGCATACATATAGGCATGTTCAACATCGTTACCCGATAAAACTATTTCACCACCTGTTGTTGCACCATTAATCTTCAACATTTTATAACCCGATGAAGCATTTATTGTAGCCGTTCCTATTCCGACATTTCCTGGTCCTGTTATAGTCATCCTAGTACCAAAATCCCCAATAGTGTATGTTTGAAAAGACAATATGCCACCCGTATTTACTATGCGTGAATCCCCATTACCAAAATCAAGATAATTATTTCCACTAATACTTATGTTACCATTAACCTGAAGCTTATGACCACTATCCGTTGTCGTTCCAATCAGCACGTTGCCGCCTGATGGATTAAACACTAATGGATAGGAGGTATTATTGGTTTCAATTGTTGTATATGTACCTGATATAACAGATTTAAAACCTAATCCGTGTTGATTTGAATATGTTCTTAATACAGTTGGATTTGATACACCAGCTGGAGCTACAATATCTAAATATGCACTAGGACTAGCCGTCCCAATCCCAACGTTGCCGCCTGAGGCAATCCACATCACATCATTATCTGCACCATTTTTAAATCTTGCTACATATCTATTTGTTGCAGTTCCTCCAGCTCTTATATAAAGACCATATCCGTTTGTAGTATCACCATTTATTGCTTCAATAATGTTATCATTAACGCTTGCTGATGTAAATATTCTACCATTAGTAGTTAAAGCCCCACTAAACCTCCCAGTTCCGTTAACGTCTAGCTTAAAGCCAGCGTCTGTTGGTGTTCCTATTAGTACGTTTCCACTACCAGCATTAATTACCAAATCACCACCTCTAGCTGAGTCGTTAGCTATAATATAAAGATTGCCATCTTGACCAGTACCAAAATATGAACTAGAGGTAGCACCAGCATTTATCTGTTGTCTTACTCTTAAATAAGAACGATTCCCTGCTGTAAAATCATTATTAAAAAACTGAGCAATAGTATTAAATGTACCAGATGATGATGTCAATAAATCTAGTGGGAAGCTTGGACTAGCTCCAATCCCAAGTCTGTCGTTTGTTGAATCCCAAAATAAAGTAGACTCACCGGTTATTACAGAAGAAGAAGACCAATATGCTACCTGACCAGCTGAGCCAGTCCCTCCTACAGGATTAGCAGGGATTGAACTTGTTAAAGCAATTGTTCCATCTGCATCAGGCAAAGTGAAGGTTCTTGTAGCAGATGCAGTGATACTATTCAAACTAAAAATAGCACCACGAAAAACACCTGCTCCCGTTGTCTGATAAAAATTAAATTGATTAGTTGTGCCTGAGCCTATAGTCCCATAGCCATTTACTAAACTGAAAATAGCATCGCTTCTTAAATTAATCTGTCCTGCATTATTAGCTGAACCCGTAGCTCTTATTGTGTGTGCTGTGATATTATATATACCTAAATCAACATTTGTTGTTGCGCCAGTGTATGGTACATAAGTAGAAGCAGCAGCACTTGTAGTCAGCAAACTGCTTGTAGCTACTCCGCTATCACTTAAAATGTTGTTTGTTATGTTAGCTATTGCCATATTATTATTTCATTATAACATTGTAATTGCGTGCCATGCTGCACCTATATATAAATATAGCCCTTGTGTTCCATCTGTTTGTACTACTATTAATCCCTCAGCAGGAGAAGCAATCGCTGTCCGCTGTGCTGATGTCATCCTTGGAGGTAGGAACCCTTGGGTAGTTGACTCCATCGTAAGTATTGAACTAGCTGCGTTCGTGCTAGTCCCTACAAGTAGGTTACCGAACCACCGCCCAAAAGTTGTTGAGGAGTTACCTATAACTGTGGTATTGCTGCCGAGACCGATGGCACTTGCACCAATTGCAATTTGGTTTGTTTCGCTATCTGCATTTGCTCTTGAACTTGCCCCTAAAAATATTGAGGTAGATGAAATTGTCATTGCCGTTGTTCCATCCGCAATATATCTTCCTGCATTGTTTCCAATTGCGGTATTATTACTTCCTGTAGTATTTGAAGACATCACATTTCCACCTATAGCAGTATTATTTGCCCCAGTTGTGTTTAATGATAAAGCATTTCTTCCAATAGCAGTATTTAAACTTCCATTGTTACTAGTCAAAGCAAAATATCCAATCGCAGTATTTTGAGCGCCTGTTGTGTTACTACCTAAAGCATCACCTCCTACTGCCGTATTAGTTGAACCCGAGGTATTAGCTGATAAAGCAGCATTGCCTAATCTTGTATTAGATATTACCCCACCCCCACCTCTGCCAATGTTCACACCATTAACCACCGCATCAGCAGTGGTAGTAAGCACCCCCTGCACTCTTGCCGTGCCGTTGACATCTAAGCGGAAGCCTGCGTCTGTGGTGGTATTGATTAGTACGT